TCCATACATACTGCCCTAAGAGATGACATCTCAGTCCAAGCATCATTCAGCTTACTATGAGATACATCGCTCAATCTTAGAGATCCTTCTAGATAAGCGGTATCCGCTGATATATGTGCTTTCCCTTTCACCGCCCTTGGCCGGTTAACTGTAAGAGCTGTATGATCTGTCCCATCAATCCTCTTTCCAATAGTGAATAGCACTATGGAGTAATGGCAGAGGAATACTTTAGCTGTCCATTCTCCGTATCCCTCTCGAAGAGAGAGCTTGTCTCCTACCGGAGGTAACCCTGGAATCAAGACTCTCCCGCAGATTGCATCTTCAGCATCTTCCACATCCTGATCATTATCTCCTTCTAAAGCTCTTTCTAACACATTCAGTTTAGCTATCACAGACGATACAGTGTTGTCACTCCATTGTGTCAAAGTGTGGATTGTCTTATTCACCTTGGTTAACATACCCGGAATCATTAGTACCGTATATGAAGCCACGTAGGATTTCCACTCTTCTACCAGCTCTCCTGATGAGGTCCCTATCATCATCATAGCAGCAGCCAGGAGTCTTCTAACATCATCAGAAGCGTTAGCTTGAAGGTGGTAGACATGAATCTTACTGGTGAACGCAGTAGGTAAAGGACCAGCGCCTTTAGTCTTACTAGGGCCGACACTAGGAGAGAAGACTGTATTACCTTTAAGTAAGGAATCCATGATCGTACTAGTAGATTGAATTGTGCACGTGATTCTGTCAATAAGTGAATCAATAGATAAATGTGACTGAGTTAACTAATTGTAAGTCTTTGATACTCACCTGTATTGTTTTTATTAAATGAGACTAAGATACTACAGAGCAATTTACCATACATCAAGCTCCTAGTACTTTATCCTATAATTTTCTTCTTCCACTTTGACTCGCTACCCACAGATGCACTCTTACTGTCACGGCCAGTGGGCTTATCCTCAACAAGAGTGATGGATCCATGAGTAGAAGAGCCACCCTTATTGTTTCCTCCTCTACTAAGGCTTTCACTAGTTTCTCCCATATCACTACCTGAGTTTCCCAGAGCTCTCCATCCGAGGGGTTTTGTCTTAGAGAGGGATGAGTCTACTAAGGTCCTAGTCAGAGCCTCAACGCGCTTGGCTAGTAACTGCTGGCTCTCCTCTAGATGGTCGATACGAGCATCAGCCGAGGCTAATGCAGACGCTAGCTCCTCTATCTTAGCTGAGTCTACATCCGACTTGGAAGAAAGATTGTCTACTTGACGCTGAATGATAGGATCAACACCAGGAGAGAGCTCTCCTCCTTTGAATTTGCTTTCTGACATGATCTTCTCCAGACTCTCAATAACATGACTCCCTCTACCTTTTCCTCCTCTACCCCTATCTCCCCATCCTCTTCCTCGTCCTCTTGTGGCTCCTTTTGTAACGAGGGGGCTCTTTCCCTCTCAAGTTTCCCTTCAGGTAAACCAGGCAACTCCACTCCCAACTGACTAGCTTGGTGCTTCAATGACGTTGCCAATCCTATCATCTCTGAGACAGAAGGAGGAGGGATGTTCTCCGCTACCTGATCTAATGTTGTATCTGATGGTGCAGATGCCATGATTCCTAAAGATAC